GCGGAAGTTTTAATGGACAATGCTTAAGTATATCCGTAAGCTATGATAATCCATGTGGTAAATCTAAAACAGCATCATTTGATGTGTATTATACTAGATCTGAACCATCTGGAGATGTAGAATATTTCTCTACCACTAAAACAGTCACCATACCATCCGGATCGGGAACGATATCAGGCGGAAGTGATTGTGTTAGCAATGCTACAAGCATGTATGTATCTAATCCAAGTCAAGGTGGAGGCTGTTAAAAACAAAAAGGAGAGGTTGATTATCCTCTCCTTTTTATATAAACCTAAGATCTTTTCTCTTAGTATGATTTAATATCCTACTAATATGTCTGGTACTTAATCCCGTTCTTTCCTTTATCTTATCATAGATATAACCCTTGGATACGTAAGCCGACATATCTCCCAGATCTTTTATAATCTTGTCATACATATCGTGCACCTCATTATATCTTATAATAGAGCTGTCTCTCATCCCTCTTTCGCCTATACCGTCAACTATGGCGTCATTGAAACCAAAGAAATTGATTATTGATCTTATTAGATTCATGTTATTGAATTTTTTGTGTTTTCTTATTAATATCCATATCCGGGTTCTCATCCGTAGGGATCTGCAATTTGGTTACAGTTTCCCTTAATGTTTCGGAAACCACATATTCAAGAAGTTTGTCTGGGCATATGAAATCATAATCCCATTGAGATGTACATGGCTTATCTTTTTCAGCTCCACATCCCCCTAGCTCTAACGCCGCTTTTCTGTCGAGAGTTATAAGATCAACATTTATAGCCTCTATGTTAATATCTGGTATATAGATATATCCATCATTGACATAATAATAGTATTGATCTATATTCCCGTATTTACGTTCCTTGTTGTTAGCGTATTTTCTTAACGATATGGAGGTAAATATAATATCATCCATGATATTTGATACTTTGATGATAGCCGGACCTATACGGGTATATATCATATCGGGCAATCTTTTCTTGGATCTCATAAGTATCCTGCATAGTTTAAACTCATCAAAACAACAATCAATTTTCCGAACCCTCTCCATCTCCATGCAATTGATATGAGTATACAGTGATTCCTCGCCGAACAAGGTTCCATCAGCATACTTCTGGGCTATATATGATCTTGCCTTTTGTCTTCCTATGGATAATATCCATCTCCTACTGACATGAGCGTCCTTATTGATGGAGTTCATATCATTTATGATTCTAGATACAAATTCTGAATTTTTCATATGCTAAATACTGAGGAGGGGATATACCCCTCCGGTTGTTACTTCTTTTTCTTAACCTTGCCTCCACATTTCAATTGAGGTTTCTTTTTCTCGGAGACCTTGCCTCCATTAGCCATTTTCTTTTTCTTATTGCAAGCCATAACTTAATGTATTAATATTAACGATACAATATTAATGATTTTAATTAATAGATAAACAATGCGCATTGAATAAGCTAAACTCACATCGATTCAGACGGTATCTCTTACGCTAATGGCTTAGCGCAGGCCGATAGATGCGATTGCGTGGAGCCAACAAAGACGTGGTCATGGTCGGTATCTATGAATAATGATTGCATGAGCCATGAAGAACTTGTCACATCAAGAGGATTTACGATTACGTATAATAATCAATGTGGTAGATCTATATCTGGTTCTGTGAGTGGTATAGGATATACACAAAACGGAGAAGAGCAGGTCAATAGCGCTAGCTTTACAATTCCCGCAGGATCCGGAACCAAGAGTGGAAGTGTATATTTTAGCCGAGAAGTGGTATGTGGAGATGTAACAATCTCTGGTCATGATTCAGGTAATTGTTGACAATCACTGCTGTTATGGTTTTTAATAAAAAGGAGAGACTTATTAGCCTCTCCTTTTTTTGTTATACATCAGAATCTTAACAGTTC